TTACGATTCAAATTCAGCAACCAACTCATCATATGTTTTACGTATATACGAATAAACAGGATTGCCAAAGTCGTCAATGGTTTCACCATCCCAATCATACTTCCAATAATTCGTATTGTCTTGATTGTTCGGGTCGCCTAAGTCATCACTGCCATTGTCACCTTGATGTCTTAAAACAAATTCATCTATTTGATCGTCACCTGTTGTTGCATATTTTGGAGTAGGTTCTGTTGGAGTAGGTTCAGTAGGTTCAGAATCCCCTGTATCCCCTGTATCGCCCGTATTAGGTGGGTTAGAGGTGTCTGAAGGTATTTCATCACCGTCCACCATATCATGCGTTATAGGGTCGTTGGTGTCCTCTGCAACGTTATCTAAATTAAGTAATCGAATACCTTGTTTAGATACATCTACACTTATAATTTTCCAACGTTTGCCATTAAGATTAAATTGTAATCCCACAATAAAAGGAGAATCTTGTTTATCTTGCATGATGACTTGCATTTTACTATCAATGTAGGTGATACCACCAGTGTCTTGTATTTGAATAGATGGGTCATTTTGCACGAAAACTCTAGGATATTCGTATTTATCTACCGTTGTATAAACAGGAGTACCAAATTGATCAACCGTTTGACCATCCCATGTTTGCTCTGTACCAGTTTTAACTTTAAGGATGTAGGTAAGATGTCTCATGACCGCTTTAAACTTACCATAGCGGTCTGTACTAACCTCTGACAGGATTAAATAATGTCTATTATTATAGGTCACAATATCGCCACGATTAATAGATGTAAGCGTTACAATATTCAGATCATCATAAAATTTATTAGGTGCCACATGATTGATGATGGCTTTAATTGGTTCGGTTGTGTCATTGATTAAAATATCTTGGCCGAGATTGTTAAAAATATATTGTCTATCTTGTTGTATTGGATTAAATATATTCATTAAATCACTCCTTTGTAAATTTTGATGGCGCAAGGTTGCGCTGTATTAAAATAACATAAACGTACTATTATTTGTGTCGTTATTGATTAATAATGTTCTAATTTTACTCTCTAATTGATCAATACGTTTACGTAAAGCGTCAGCAAAACCCTGTACCGTTGTGCCTTCTTCGGTATAGTTTTTCATAAGCTGCGGGTCATTAGCGATAGATTCAAGGATGGCTAACGTTGTTTGTAGGATGGCTAGTTTATCGGTAAATAGAGAAGGATTATAGTCCAACTCTGGACTCTGAATATTGTTCTCTTGGAGGTAGATGGTTAGTGTAGTGTCATCAAGTGTGATGGATTGTAATTCTAATTTTAATCGTTGGATATAATTCATTTAATCGTCTCCTTAATTTTGGTAATAAAAAAGAAGAGAGTAATTACTCCCTTCTAATCATAAAAATGTATATACTATGAAACTCCTATGGCTCCATAATTTTAAGATCATCTAATCCTGTTGAAATTTCATCTACGCTATAATTTGTATTTGTAATATACGTGTTAATCGCTTTTGTAACTATCGTTAGTACATCACCATTATGATTTTTCATGTAATCGAAAGCATATGAATATCCATCTACTACTACTCCTAAACTCCCTATTAAATCATGCATTTTGTTTTGCATTTCTACATTTAGGTTAGAATTTGATCTTAACGTTTTTAACTTATCCATATTTGAATTTATATCTTCCATCTTTCCTTCCCAATCATTTACCCAAACCATAAGATCATCATGATCCATATTGGATATTCCAGGTTTCATTAAAGTCATATCATTAGTTAAATCTGTTAATTTTTTAGTAGCACTATTAACATTATCTATAAATTGTGTTTTTACCTCTTTCGCTATATCTTTATCGGGTTCATGTTTAACTTTATGTACTTTTTCTTGTTTACTTTCACTTGATCCACTTTTACTATTTTCTTCTTTGTTATTTCCACAACCTGCAAGAATTAATGTGAAAATTAATATTATTATAAAAATAATTTTCTTCAATTAATATCCCCTCACACATTTTATTTATATCCATATTACTAGGTAATTCGATATAAAATAGTATTTCCCTTCTGAAAATTTAAAAATTTTTCGTGTGTGCAAAAGGCAGTATGCTAAGGGAAATATTTTGCAATTAGGGGTATCGTCTATTATTTTAACTTACCATATATTGTAATTATAGAGATGGGAATCCCTTATTTTTACCATATATTAGGTTTTTATGTTCGTATTTTTGTTAAAATAAACGTTTTATTGCACCATATTTATTTTACTACTTACCATAAAACCTCCAAGAAACGCCAAAACCCTTGATATTATTGACTTTCTATAAATTATCTGAATTTTACATCATGGCGTATAACTTACGTTTTACGCATATTTGATTACGTTAATTCGCTAAAGGATATACAATATTGTAGTTTCACCATAAAAATATCTCTATTAGATAGTTTAGGAAATAATCATCAAAATTTTTGAACCTTCTCCCCTATTTTTTAAAAAATTGATGATTTCCCGCTAAGTGGGGGGGCAAAATATAGGGAGATAACAGAGCGATAAACCTAAGCCCTATTATTTCCCAGATTATTTCCCATCATATCAACGTTTCTTATTTATAAATGTTTCCCTTGTGCAACTTATTTTCTATTCGTCAACTTTATTTCCCTTATCCACATTATCCACATTTTCACTTTCATTATCCAATCGTTTCATTTCCTCCACCTTATCATTAATATATGGCACATTCTCAAGGATACTCTCAATGGATACCGCACTAATTCCACGCAAAGCAACAAGATTATCAATGATCTCTTTTTCATTTTTAGGTGTTGATGGACTAAATACTACATCTAAGGTGTTATAATCATCATCACTAAATGTTATGCCTTTGTACTCTAACATTCGTCTAATACGCTCAAAACGTTCGTCAAAGCCATCTTCTAAATATTTAGCGTTTAAACTTGCTTTAATATCTGCTAAATTAAATAAAAGTTTTATTGATACTTCACTCAAATTGCTTATTTCTGCTTTGTTCATACTGACCGCAGGTGTACTAGATATATCAAGTAAAGCATTAATCAAGTTATCATACAGTGTTTTAAACGCTTGATGGTCAAATTTATTTGTCTTAAAGTCAAACGTTGCGCCATCATCAAGATTTAACCCACCACCAATAATATCATTTGGCAAGTTGCTATTTGTTAATTGTTGACCTGTTACAACTGGAATACCTGTAATATATTTGTAAAATCCATCATTCGCTTTACTTACTAGCATTTCCAAACTGTCTAATATGCTAATCAGATCATCTAAATTAGATTTACCGTACACATCACTCAATTCGTTCTCATTAATATAGGCAATCGGTAAACCACTTATATTTGTTGATTCACTCGTCAATTGTGGCGTTTCACCTTGTGCATTATCATACTCATAGACCATATTATCTGTATAAACTGTCCAGTAACTAACAAAATCAACCGTATAATGCTCAACAAAGCCAATCATATTGTTAGCATGATCATAAATTGGATAACTGTCCTCTGGTGCAATCAGTTTGCTTTTAATGTTTTGTTTGTTGTCAAAATATAAATATTCATAGGAATTACCATATTTAATCATTTTATCTAAAATGTCATGGTCAATCCTATGCAATTTTGCTCTATTATATACCTTTTTAAACTCTTTAACTACCTTACTGTCACCGCTTAATGTCGTTGGATTCTTGAGCAAATAAGCCGTTTGAAAGTTTAATATAGTTTTAGCATAATTAAGCATAATACGTCTTGTTTCAAACTCTTGACCATTAAATTTCTCGTTTGGCCTAGTTGTGATATAGTGTTTTCCATTCAGATACTCTTTTTTATCAAGAATCTCATTGATTCTCACTTGATGTTTTACATCACCACAAAAAGAGACGAACCAATATGGCTCATTGTCGTAGTTTCTCGCAATAAATTGTTGTAAATCCAATCAAATCAACTCCTTATACGTAATATTTACCTGTTTTAAGCGCTTGTACTGCTAAAGCATTGGAAATAATAAAATCATCATGGTTGTTTGAACCGCCTTTATTGCCGGTAGAACCGTTATCTCTTTCAATAAAAATCTGCATTTGTTCAAGGGTTTCTTTTGTATGTATGAGAATATTTCCAGTTTCAAAGGATTCTTTAAAATCTTGAATGAGGATAGATTTATTAATTGCGGTAGTTGTCCAACCTAATTGGGGTCTAAACTTCCCTTTTTGGTCAAACAATTTTTGCTTGTAGAGGTTTAAATAGATGTATTCCTTTCTAAGGCGCTCAATGACCGTTATACCAACGTTGTTGCGCTCTATACATAGGAATGCATAACTATAAAAACGACCTAGAGCATTGATGATGGGGGCAAACAAATAAACAGGTATCTTATTGCTACCGAATGATGCCACTTCTTCTCCATGCTCGTTGTAAATAGATATGGTGGAATAGTCATTTTTTCCACCTGTCGCACTATCGACACCGCCATAATATTTTGCACCACCTTTTGGCAAGTGATAGATCAACAATTCTTTTCCAATATATTTCTGTAAATCTTTGGGAATTTTATCAATAATGTGTTTTTTGGGTAGGGGTATAAGTACATGGTCAATACGCTCTAACACTTTTTGATTGTCAAAAATGGTAGCAGCCGAATTAACAAACGATTCTAAATATGTTGAGGGATATTCTTGGTGGAATTGTTGCAACTCTATATCTAAAAGTTTAAATCTTCTCCACATGATAAAGCGTAAATTGTTACATTTTTGATAAATCGGTATTTCATCATCTTCTAAATCCTTTGCTTGCAACCTTCTGCCATACGCTTCTTTGTGCCATTGTTCAGCCAAATCATGCTCATATCTAAATTGTTCTTTATACAAATCATGATAAAACGGTACAAAGAACGCTTTATATTTTGATTCCCCTTTCATTGCCTTTTTAAATAACTTGTACCATGCGTTCATACCGTTTGCGGTTGTCTCAATAGTGATGCGACTATCCGCACCTTTTAACAACGATTGCTCAAGGGAAAGCAATTGACGATCAAAGTCATGAAAGAAACTTGCCTCTGTAATGTGACAATAGTTGTATGATGAACCACGTCCAATGTCACTCGCACCATTGCCCGCCACCGCACATGTTACCCTTGACCCATTTTCAAATAGCAATTCTCCCCTATTGTCACGTCTAACCTTACTAAAAAGGTCTGGGTACTTATCTCTAGGTAGCCAATCATTCATAAATTTTAATTTGGTAAACAAGGCATTGGACGAATCTTGTTTATAACTCACAATCAAAATGTTTTGGTTATCGTTTTTTAACGCTCTCCATAAGCCATAAGCGAGCATTTCAGTTGATATTCCGCATTGTCTTGCCTTGTTACATGCAATGTATCTATTATTTTTTAACAAATCAAATAACTCATCTTGCGCCTTATTTAAGTTTAATTTTACTTTGTTCCCATCGTTGTCAATGATCTCGATAAAATTCTTACAAAATAAAGGGAAATCATTCATTATTTTTTTTAACTTTTGTTTAGTGGTTAATTTCATGAAATACCTCCTTTTTGACATAAAAAAATACCGAAAATAACACCGATTTTTTCAGCGTTACCCTCGATATTCACACCCTTAAAATGGTCTATTTTACGTTACCCACAAGGTTTTTAATGGTTACCCGCCTTTGGGTAACGATAACGGGTGACCTTACAACTCTAGTCCATCCTCGCCCTCATCTGATTGTTCTTGATCTAAATTTGTAAATGCTTTTAATGCAACTTTTTTATGCAAATCAATCTCTTTACTAACGGATAAAAATAATTTAACCGCCTTGTCATCACCAGTAATGGCTTTTTCTTGGACAATCTTATAAACTTTTATCAAGTCATTAGCACTTTTTGATGATAAATAAAGAGCGACAAGATTTTTGTACTCATCGCTACTCTGCCACCTTCTAATGGGAAATTCGGTTTTTATTCCTGTTTGATTCTTTACTTTTTCAAAATCAAATTGTCCACCGTTGAATGTTAAATCCGGAAATAAATATTTAAACCAAATTTGATGTTTTTGAGGTATATTTTTTAATGCTTCGTAAATATTGATTTCTTTTTTCATTGTAAATTTATTCCTTTCTTGCAATTGATAATTAAAATTTTAATTGATAACTATGTCCCTCCCCTTCCCCACTCTTAATAGTTTAATAAAATGCTAATTTCATAGGTTTTTAGATCGGTAGGGGAGAGGAGGGGAGGGAATGTTTGTTCTATTTATCAGAAGTTTTGTATACTTTCTTCTTGAATATAATTACAATTATTACAATGTATAAAAGTAATAAAATGGGGTGTATAATCAGTTGATTGACAATTGTATACACATAAAAAACGGCTAAAGAAAAAAATGCCAGTGTAAAAATCATGGAAAATAATTTAGTCATGGATTACATTTCTCCTTTGGGAATCGTATTTTGTGTATAAAAAGAGCCACTTATTTTAGTGGCTTAAAATGGATTATCGTAATTTTTCTTAGGTTGTTGTTGGGGAATTGATTTATCTTTATAAAATTTCATTAAAACATCATCTTCAATTTGGTCAAATTCTTCAAGCGTGACATCTTTTTCTTTAGCAATTTTTATATACTCGTTAATTGCATATTCAATCGCTTGCTTATCTGTATTAACATAATTACCATGTACGTCCTTAATTGAAAATCTATCATAAATTTTCTTTCCGTATATTGCATGATTAACTTGGTCTTTAATATAAATTGTGTCAATTTTATCAATGTCAATGGAAGTGAGATCTTTATTTTCGATCATCTTACCATCATCCAACAAAATATAATTATTAAGTTTATTAAATTTCATTTGTTCCTTTTCTCGTTTTTCTTTCTCTATATTTTCCTTTGCTTGTGCAAGCATTGATCTAATAAATGATTCACCTTTTTCACTTTTTGAAATCATTTTTATTCGTTTCTCCGCTTGCATTTTTAATTTAATGTTATCTGTCGTAAGATAGAGATCAAAGTCATCAAGCGTTAAATTTGCTGACATGTCCCACCAGTTGCCCTCAATCACTCCATCTTCCTCATCTAACATTTTTTTAACGTCATCATCCATTTTGTAAGGTTGTTCTTTTTTCTTTGTTGTACTTGTTTTTTCTTTACTTTCAAATGGTGTGGTTTTATAGATATTGGGTTCTTGTTTCTTTTGCTCACCATTTTCTTTGGCTTTATATTCTCCACTATTTTTATAGATATATCCTTCTTGAAGAGCGTTTTCTATTTTCTTTTGAGCCGTTCTTGAGGTTATATTTAAAATATTGCCCCAACGCTCAAAATCACACCTAAAACCACCTAGTTTATCAAAGCGTTTTATGGTAAAATATACATAGAAAGTTTCAAATGAAGGCATGTTAAGAAATGTTTGAATAAATATTTGTTCGAATCCTTTAACACCTTTACCAATAGATTCATCTTTTAAGTCAAGTGGAAATTTAACGGTAAATACTGACTTATTATCTAAAGTGTTGTCGATTGGGGAGTCGATAACCTTTTTTTCTTTTAGCGAAATTAATATTTTTTTAATCCTTTGTTTGGCTTCCTTATCACGACTAAAAAATTTAACTGGAGAGTATCCATGCAGTAAATCAATACTAGCAATTGACACTTTTTGCCTAGTCCTCAAGGTGTTTAATAAAGAATATAAATACAATTCCTCTACATTAAGATGATAATTAGAATTTTCCTCTGCTAAAACATTATATAATTGAAACTTTGGTGAGACATCTATCGACATATACGGATTCCTTCTTTCATTGATTAAATTAATTTTACACCCACACACTCACCGACCGACAGGTCATTTCCTATGTATGTAAGTAAGTATTTTCTGTAATACTAAGTATCTTCTGTATACATAGAAAAATCATGCCCTTTTCGGCAACCTATTTCATAGTGTGTATCTTTATTATGCCATAATCGGCATGATTTTTCAACAACACAATGCCATTTTGGGCATAATATTTCTATCGTGTTATTAAGATGCCTTTTTAGGCATGATTTTTCATTTCTTTAAACTCTAAAATTGCTTTGTTTAATTCGCTATTTATCACATACAACCAAAACTCACGACCACTATTAATATTGCGTGCATGTGTAACGTGTTTAAATTTTTTGTTTGCTAGATGTTTTTTTAGTTTGAAGTCATAACAAAAGAAAAACTCTTTATTCAATTCAATCTCTCCTTGCATACGTATACGATATGTATTTTTTTGAGGTGTAGGCGAGGGATATAATATCCTCTCTTGGTGGTAAATCATCACAACTGGATTGTCCGCAACGTTTAAACCGTTGCACTTTATTAAAAGTATCATTCGGAAGCCATACAGGGAAGCCGATATGCCTTGATATGGCGTTTAAATCTATATCAGTATGTAATTGTCCATCTTGGATATAAACCTTGTCATTGAGGTGATATGAGGTGATGAGGTTATAAAAATATTGAGGATTGCGCTCGTTTAATACATCAATCAATTCAGCATATCCCAAACGATCTAGCCATTCATGGTGGATATTTTTAAACATATCATAATAGTGACCTTTAAATGCTACATCTATACATAGCAATAACTCTTTTCCTAGTTGTGATTTGGGAAGGGGTACATCGTAATAACTCATGATGAGTAATAGGGTACTCATGGCATACTTTTGTGTGTAATTGGATAGCGTTACACCCGCCAGTAAATTTGGATTTAAACATTGTTTATTGTAATCGCTACGCTTGTTCATCCTTGATACGTGATTGTCAAACGTTTTAATGTTTTTGATAAAAGCCATATCCACGCCAATACTAGGTAATCCAGTTTTTTTGTGGCAATAGATTGTCTCAAAGTCATAAAACCAATTAATCCTCCACATACCGCCTGTGATGTACTCTAATAGGTTACAACTCAATAAACTGTCACTATCATCACCAAGTATTAAACAATGCTCTAACATCGTATCTTGCGCCCATGAGGGGCATTTATCTTTATATTCTTTTTTCATTTTATGGGATTCAAGAATTTCCCACTTCTTTTATAAAACTTATAAAACTTAATATAAATCTATTTAGCGTTATAATAAAATAACGCCACTCCTTTTACTCGTCCTAATTTTAATTAATTGGTAAATTAACTAATATGGCTAGTAAAAGAAGTGGCTAAACCCTTTATTCATCCTTACAACTCCTTATCTTTTGGTCTATATATTCTTTATATTTAATAATTTTTTGTTTGTCCATGTTTGCCTTGCCATGCTCATACTTTGAGATTAGCGAGGGGTCACATTGTATGTATTTAGCAATCTCTTTGATTTTGATTTTGTTTAAATATCTTTTTACAATGTAATCATCCTTTGTGGTCATTTGACTTGATTCTCCTTTTATTCACAAAAGTGAATGATTATAAAATAATAAAAAGTGACTCCTCTAGGTTGAGGAATCACTTGATAGTATGTATTATGCTAATGTAAATACGCCTACCGCTTTTGGTGAAGCAACTTTAAGGGTAGTTTCTGCGACAATCTGACCTTTTGTGCTATCGCCAGTTTTAGCGAGTGGCTCAAAGTGAGCATCACGTAGGTTAGCAAGACCTACGTAAGCATCATTAAAAAATACCGCTTTATCTGCCGGTACATGGCGTGAAAGGACTAATTTAATTGTGCCATAGTTGGTGATAATGTTTTGTGCTAACACACCAAATGTGTCAACTGGTGCATTGTACGTTACGTTACCTTCATAAAGGGCATCAATTTGCTCTTTGATGTCAGCATTGACAAAAGCAAAGACATTGCCACCCACAAGTTTTTGATCCCAAAGTTTACGTGCCATATCTTTGACATTTTGTTTTGTGACTGCCCCACCAATAGCATTAGATGCGTCTGCAAACTCAATTAAACCACTTAATTGACGTTTAAACGGTGAAACTGAACCATCATTTTTAACACCATTGATAAGTTTGTTTTCAATGTTAATCTTAACTTCAAGCAAGCGATCATTGATTTCTTCGCTAAATTGATTGGATTTCATGGCGCTAGCCGTTCCGCTAATTGAAGCACCTTTTTTAAAGATTTCCAAGACGTTAGATAATTCACGTTTGGCACTTTCAGCCAAAACAAGGTCATCTGAACCCTCAACCGCTGATAAATCATCTGTGCTATCAATGGTTTTTTCTTTCCAAGTGTAGACCGTTGATAATGCTTTTTCTAGTTTGCCTTGCGCCATTAACATGGAAGTGAGTGGAGTTTGTTCCACTCCAATTAAAGCGATTTCCCTAGATAAAGAAATTTTTTCCGATGGTGTGAACGTATCTGATTTAAACATATGTGCATTTCTCCTTTAAAATTGTATTATTATGTAAAAAGTTAAGGACTTCCTTAACTTCATTTACCAAAAAGTTTTGATAGTTTGGCATTAATCATGCCTTTGGTATCTTTATTTTTTTCAAATTTAGCATAGGGGTCTGTATCTCCTTTATCCTTTGGTATGTAGGATTGAGAGATTTTTAACTCATTAATGACTTTAGAAAGTTGTTTAACCTTTTGATCAAGGTCTTTTTCGTCTTTTGCTTCAATCAGACCATCAAAAGCGCCTAATCCATTCTCTTTTAGAGTAAGATTAATTTGTTTGGAAAATAACGCTTGCTCTTTGGCTTGTAAGGCCAATTCTTCTTGAGATGGTGCTTTGGGTACTTTGGTTTTTAAATCCTCTAATTTGGTCTGTAAGGGGCTTAAAACGTCTGTTTCCCATTGTGTTTTGGCTTGCTCTAATTGCTCATTAATCGCCTGTTGTTGCTCTTCGGTAAAATCCAAATAGATCACTCCTTTTTATGTATTTTGGTTGTATGTGTAGCGAGGAAATAAAGCGAGGTTATTAAGATAAAAGAGGAATTTTAATTCACGAAAATGAATAGGAAGGTAAAAAAATAGCACTCTATCCCTCTCCCAAAGAATAGAAATGCTCTGACGGTTTTTAGTTCCATCTTCTGTGGTTTCACAGAAACCGCTAAAAAGAGATTCACCACAGTTCCCACTTTGCATAGTAGAATTGACCATGAGAAAATATAAACTTGGCCGAGTTATTAATCCCCATGTTTTAGCGCTTAAATAAAGTTGTACACCCTAAATTTAAACGCTAAAAAAGAGAATCAAACGCACTTGTCATACGTTTGAGACAAATTTTAGGAGTTTTTAAACATGAATAAAAAAAGAAAAGGAATTAAATAGCAAGTATCGACCGTTTAGAAAACGATCAGTAAATCGGTGAGAATTTATTGGAGAAAATGGAAGAAAAACAAAGAAGTGTAAAAGATATTTGTATCCTTTACACCTATATAGTATTTTTTTCGTACCCCTTTTTCTTACTTTTTTGTGACTTACTAAATTAAATGGTATTTTTCTTATTAAAATGTTGTGGTGCTAAATCTTTTTTGTTACTATAATCAATGGATTTTTGATTTTTTGAGTATGTGGCTACATACTTTTTAACACGTTTAACATCTTTGTCGAGAGTTTGGAGGTAGGTAAATAAAATGCCTTCAACCTTTTTGACAATAGTTTCTTTTGTTTCTTTTCTTATTTCAATTTCTTCATCGTTAAGTATTTTTATTAATTTTATGTATGTTTTACTATGCAATTTATTGTTTAAGTTATGTATGATTTCACTAAATTCCGAGTTATCACTAATCAGATCAATGATATTCAATCCTTTTTCTGGTTTGTTTTTTTGAAACCACTCGAATGAATTTTGTTCTTTGATTTTGCTAATCATCATCTTTAACCAAGATATAATCATGTTAAATTTCAAATCTAAATCATCCGAATATTCTATCATGTTGTTATACATCTTAAAGAAATCTCTTATCTCATGTGATAACGGTGTGTCTTTTGGACATTTAGTTGCTTTCCAAAGGTCATATAATTTATGTATTTTTGTTGCTATATCCTCATTCTCAATTTGTCTTACTCTTGATTCTGATATGCCTAATTCTCTTGCAATATGCGAGTAACCATATTGTTTTTGATTGTCAATTGAATATTTATCAACCAATTTACAATAAACCTTGTATTGCAACGGTGTAAGCAACTCTTTAATCTCTTTGTCGTCAATGACTTGCTCAATAAATTTTCCAAAACCGATGGAGTATTCTTCCTTAACCCATTCCTCGAATGACTTTTTAGAGTAACAACCATACGGCTCGATACCATCATACTCATATTGCTTGTAACTTAAAGCATCACTCATTAATGTGATTTCTTTTGTTAATTCGCCAGTTTCTTTATTTTTTTTGACTTTACCGTATATGTTTTCAATGTGTTTCAATATGTATTTTTCGATAAAAATGTTAAACCATTTAAGTAATTGACCGTTTGTTTTATCCTCTAATTCATTGTTATCTATTTGGATGGAGACAAATTCATACAATCCATTGATAAACAATTCGTTGATGTCTTGCCGATCTAGTTTAGTTTTAAAGTATTTTAAACAATAGTGATATTTACGATTGACCGCTGCCACCGTAAACTCAAAATCTCGTTGTAAATAACTATTACCTTGTACTTCATTTGTGTAATAATCCCTTTGCACAAATTTAACAGGTTTATCATGATACACATACAACAACGAAAATGCTTCATTTTCCCCATTCCCCATTTGTTGAATAATCTCTTTAAAATTTACACTGTTTTGTTTTTCTACCATGCATTTTCTTCTCCCTTTTTTTATTTTTTATCACCCTACCCCTTGACAACCATATATCAACTCCTTTATACTAGGGTAGTAATGTTAAGATGGGTCACTCCAATGATTTTTTTACCCACACTTAAATATAACATGTATTTAGAATAACGTCAACCCCTTTTTTGGGGTCTTTTCCTTCCATATTTCGGAACACTAAATTCCGTACACCCATATTTAGCCACATAGCGATTTTACATACTCATAGACCAATTACACCTAAAATTAAATATCGTTGTTATATGGCGATTGTGTGAGGTCAAAATACCCCTGTCTTTCCTTTGCCTTCACCCTTTCAATTTGCTCCAACCTTTTTGCCCATTCAACCCTTTCAACTTTGGACTTATTAAAACAACGGCTTAAATAGATCATCACATTTTGCTTGTATGTCCATTTGATCTAACTCACTAAAGTATAATTCATCAAATTTTGCTTTTAAAATCGACACAAAGTAAGCCACTGGTTTTTTAATTGGTCTGTTAATATTCCATCCATGCTTCACTTTTCCTATGAGTTGTTTAAATGAGTGTGTAGCAACGTCCCAAACTGTACCCATTTCATTCTCACGACAATTTTTATATGCAATTTGTTTAATTGCCTTGTAATACTCGTATATTTTTCCATCTAATGGGAAATATTGTGAATAGAGATCAACAAAATCACGATTGACATTGTCGCTAATAAATCCCTTAGTATACGTTTTTTTATTTTTTAAATCTTTAATATCTGGTTTGCTTGAGGTAGAATCTGGAAAACTATCATTTTCGTTGATATTACTAGGTTTGTCGCTAGTTTCTGCTTTTACATTTGAATTGATTTTAGTATCTAAAAAAAGTTGATTTTCCCAATATTTCTCGAAGTAAGGATGAACATGAAAGAATACGACCATACAACCACGCCCATTATGCTTAGTGCTTGAACGCCATAGACGGCTTACTACGCCATGTTTTTGTAGGAAGGATACATAACGTCTAACTGTTGCTGAATTAACGTTGTAGCGCTCTCCTGTGTGTTCTGGGCTACACCATACAAATCCACGTTCAATAGATAAAAAACACAAATACTCGAGTGCGGATTTAGTTTCTTGTTTCATTCGTTGCCATTTGTCGAATCCTATGGCATTAATGATGGAATTAAGCATATCCATTTTTAATGCGTTGCGTTTTTCATGCTCGTTGTCATCTACAATGGGATTGAATGATATTATTTTTTTAAATGTATCGTGTTCGATTATCGTATGTTTTCTCATCTTCATTATCTCCTATTTAAGAACGCTTGTTCGGTTAAATAGGCATGACTAAATAAGCATACACCCTTTTCATTTTTTTGAAATTGATGTATAATAAAATTACTGGTTAATTATGCTTATTTTGGGGCTAGAAGGTGCGCTTACACCTCTAGTCCTTTTTTCATGCCTTTATTAAGCCACCTTTTTACATTTGATACGTGCGTCTAATCCTGCAAACAGACACCATCCAAAAGAATCCTTAGTATTGATGGTTTGATTAACTGTGATAGCATGATAGCCATTATCGTGTCGTACTTGAATGTAAAAAGAGTCATTAAGCGTGACACTCTCACCACAATCTAAGTCGAGATATGCTTTATCATCAACCACAACAAGGCGTCCTATTGTCCAACCATCAATGATAGACAGTGTTTGTTTAAGTGATTCGGCTAAATTTTCGATCATATTGGTTTCTCCTTTTATCCCTTTTTTAAATATCTAAATTGTTTAATGGGCTATGTTGCTGATACTTTTTACCGATTTCTTTATCTGTAAAATCCAGATATGCATTTTTTGTTACTTCAATAGACGAATGTCCGAGCAAGCGTGAAAGCGTTGCAAAATCACCGCCATTTAAAAGGTAATATTTAGCAAAATTATTTCTTAGTTGGTGAGGAGCAACTTTTAACCCCACACTTTCCCCCGCTTTCCTTAAAGATGTTTCATAATTTCGAATATCCATCTTGTTTCCCCTAATAGATGGAAATAAATAATGTCCATCGGAATATCTTTCCATATATTGCATCCAACTTTTTAAATTACGCCCCATCTTAAAACTGAAATATACATAACGTTCCTTTTTGTTTTTTGTATATCGTAATAAAATAGCATTATTTTTTAGGTTAATGTCCGTCAGCATGATTGATAAACACTCTCCAACACGACATCCAGTATCAAGAATTAAACGAGTGATTATCCAATCTCGATAACCATGAAATGTAGATGTATCGAAGGCACGAAACAACATGTGTAACTCATTTTCAGTTAATAATGGCTTCATTTTCCTTTGTGGTTTAATATTAGGAATACCATCAACTGGATTTTTCTTAATTTCTCTTTCAGAAAACAAAAAATTAAAAAATACTTTAATATTGCGAACATAATTGGCTAGTGTTGTTTCGCTTACTTTTTTCTGATAATCTTGACGGTTATATGGTCGATTAGTTTTTACTGTATTAGGGTCGCTAAAAACCGTATACTTGCCACGTTCTCGAACAAAGTTGATATATTCCTTTATGTCATCTGTTTTGATCTTTTTGACGTCATTAACAGATTTTTCTTCTTTCATGTAACGCAAAAATAATCGAATGGTTTGATCGTAACTTCGCATTGTTTTGACAGATAAATTTTTACTTGTGCAATAAAGCATAAATTTATCTAAAAAAATCATTGAATTATCCATAAAACATAAAAAACCACCCTTCTTGGAATGAACCAAAGAAGGGTGGTCATACAT